AGGCCATGCCACTTCACTACATCCGCAGGTAAGACGTATTCTCCCTGAGACAGCATCACTTCGATGTCATCTCTAACTTCGTCTGCGTTAGACCCAACTGGAATAGGATTTCCTGATACAGGATCTACTGGCCCCATCATCCCATCACAGGCCATGCCGCCATGATACATCTTTGGCTTTTCATCTGCCTCTGGATCATCAGCCATAGCTTTTTGAATAGCCTCGCCACGGGCTTTTTCATAAGATGATAGTTCCCCGTCATCATTTAAATCTGATTTTTCTTCATCTACTTGAAATTTTTTGTTAGCCATTTCTAAACCTTCTTCTGTATCAATGCCCTTACGAGCCACCATCAGCCCCCCCAGAGCCATTTCAGAAGATGAAAAAAAATTTGCATCTGCGATTTCGGGATAGGTGATCTGTATGTTGTGGGAAAAACGGGTATCTAGAACAGGCTCTTGTCCTTCATACCCACGGGTGAATGTGTGATTGCCTATGGTAACTGCGTCTGGCCCAGTAAAATCTGTACCTCTGCCCTCAGTTGTGGAACTGTTCTGAAAAAAGGTTCTTCCCTCAACAGCGTCATCTCCTAACTGAATATAATCTACGAACTCTTGTATTTGATTTTCTAGATCATCCTGTGGTGCAGGAATGCTAGAGATAGAACCGTAAGTTTCTATAGGCTCAAACTCTGTAGAATTAAGTACTTCATCTACCGTGTCTGGAAACCTGTCTGATGATAATCGGTTTAAGATTACACCTCTGACCGCATCACGACCTTCCAAGCTTTCTCCACGGGCCTCTGCCCATACGACCTTTTCGATTTTTTCGATGTCGGAGTAAGGAAGTTCTGTCATAGGTCTTGCTTGAGGGCGTAAGCTTGTTTCAAGAATAATTCCCCCGTCATCGAAACCGTTATCATTAGCGGCTTCTATTATCTGAGAGGCTTCTTCAGGACTCGTCATGTCTGTCATATTTTTATGAATTTCGGTATCAAACTCCTGTAATTCCTGAACCGCATTTTCACCTGTACGGGTAGGCCAATCTACGCCACTTTCCTTGGCGAGGCGTATGGCTTCTTTGTTAGAAACAATCTCTCCCTCCCACACGGTGGGGATTAGAGTTTCCACCCCATCGATTTCTACGATTATGGTACGCACAGTAGCTAGGTTGCCATCATCAAGCTCCTTAGTCTTGCCCTGTGCAATGTTTTGATAATGATGCTTAGTAATAGCGTCCACTATTCTGAACCTTTTATTACTTCTTCTCTGAGGGTGTTTATTCTACGCAATTCAGCGATTGCGCCTTGTATTTCCAAGATACGATCTGTGTCTTTTTGTAGCTCTAGAAGGTGATGGAAATAAGTAATACGGCTTTGTGCATATTCTTTCAGCTTGTCCATCGTGTCTTTGTCGTTAACGAGAGGGAGTAAGCTGCGGTAGGTTTCTTTATTCATTAATTAACTGGGCCTTGTGGTGGTTGCTGTGGTGGGTTCCCCCCGTTTGCTCCACCCCCTGATCCCGTAAAACCTTCGGCTGTAGGCTCTGGTGCATTGCCTGGAGCTATGTTGCCACCGCCTGTACCTGTTGGATCGTCTGGTGAAGGTGCGCCCTGTTCTTGTGGTGGTTCAGGCTGTTGAGGCATCATAGCTTGTATCTCAGCCATCATCTTAGCCTGTATCATTGCTTCCCGTGGATCGTTGAGGATCTTCTCTTCATCCAAATCCATAGACGCTGCAATCTCTCGTAGGATAAAGTCGTACTTAACAAACGGAGCCATCTGTTGGTTGGCAGTCATCTGCATAAATTGCAGCAAGCGTTGGCTGCGGATCTCGTTACGCATTAAGCTTTCTGTGCCACGGGCAATTACCGCAAGATCACCTTTGGTATATTCGGCATCAAAATTAAACTGCATGTTAAATGCAAAGAGTGCCTTGCCTAATGGATGCAGTAAGTAGTCATCGACGTTCCGTACCACCGCTTTAATATTTTGCGCTGCGGCCCCCATCAACATAGACATACCACTGGCGGTTCTACCTACGCCCATAACACCACCAACACCGTGGCTGTAGGATGGTATCCCTGTAGCTTCATCCGATAGCTGTCGAGCCTTGTCGAACATCATCATAAGCTCGTTAGATACGTTAGGAAACTTAGTTCCAAAGATAGATTGACCTGGCGCTCCTGCCTGTCTTCGAAAGACTTTTCCTGGGTATACTGATAAGTCTTGGCCTGGAACTAAATTAGTTTCATCGATCTCTATAAGTAGGTTCCCCGATAGTGCGGAGTTGTCCACGCTCATGCGCATGAAGCCATTAAGTAGCAGTTGAGTGTCTTCCATATTTTCAGCTACGCCAATGCCGAAGAAGCCGTATGGGTTTAACTCGTAGGGAACTGCAGTGTATGGAATGCGTGTTGGAGTAAACGGATTTATAACAAAGCGTAGTATCTGCCCATTACAAATCCAAACGTTAACCTGAACCTCATCACGATCTGCAACTTCTTCTGGAAGTTCGAGGTCTGCTTCCTCTGCTAACTCAGCATCTATTACACCCCAATATTCTAATACCTCAAAACGGTCTGGGCTTTCAGAGTTATTACTTTCATCTAGTGCGTCTTCCCAATACTCTCTTTGATATTGTGGGCCGTACTCTATGGCAAGTTCTAGGCTCTCATCACGGAAATGTGGACGCTTCTTCAAGCTACGCATTTGGCTACGGTTTAATCTGTGACGCTGTACTGTAAATTCTGCTTCAGACATATTCCGTGCATCAGGATCAGGATACAAATCCCATATGCTGACGTATTCTACCTTCGGGATTGTTTGGAATAGAGGATCATAATTACCTTCATCATCCCAATTCGGATATTCCTTGTCAAAAGCAAATGGGCCTTTGAGAATACCTGTACCAAACAAGCTTGTTTCAAATGCAACAGATCTAAGATGCTTGGATGCGTTTGTTTCATCCAATTGATCGTGCATCTTACGCTCCATCATCTGCGCTGCACGTTTAGCAGGTTCATAAGTAATGGAAGAGTTTGTTGTTCCTGCACCTGTCTGCAGTTCTTCTTCGACAGGGGACAGTGTATTCTTAAAAACACCCAAATCTTGCTCTATATCGGGCCTAGCAATGGCTCTTTTGGGCGTATAATCGACCCCTAGCTTCTCATCTACTTTTTCGGGTGTAATGGCGTTTGGATCGTAATTTACGGCTCCTGCCACGTTATTTGGGTCTTTTCGGGCCTCTATACCAAGCGGAAACTTAGAACCTGCAAATAATACGTCTACAATCTGTGCATATGCCGCCAAAACCTTGGTTTTTGTGATTTTTACAAACGCTTGGCTCTTTTCAGTGTCGGTAAACTGCACTTCTGGGCCGTATATGCCCCTGTAGTTACGGTATGCCATCAGCCAACGCTCTTCATCAGCTAATCTTTGGTCTTTTGAGCGTCTATATTGACCTTCAATAAAGGCAGCTACGCCAGAGTAGTCTAAATTCTCTTGTTCTACATCATTTGCCTCTTCTAATGCGACTACATCCTGTGATTCAGTCGTATCTTCGGGGCTTGGGCCAGTAGGTTTGTCCATAAGTGCCATGTTTTAGTATCCAAATGTTGTATCTGAGGGTTGCCACCGCTGTATGGGTACGCCTTTGCCCATATCGAAGGGTGAAAAGGCTTTGGGGCGGCTCATAATTCCATATCTAACGCTATCGTAGGTGTGATCTGATGCGTGCCTTGGGTCTATATCGTCTGACCCCTTTGGATCTGATGGAATTACTGGTAGGTCTGCGATTATTTGTCGGCAAGTGTTGAAGAAAATAATACCTGCGGTTTCTGTTACAGGGTCTACCTTTAAAACTTCGTGAAATCTGTTCTTTCCTGCTACTCTTGCACCTGCAGAACGGTCACTTGGACGCCATCTGCATCCGATGCTTATCATTTCTTCCGCAATAGACGGGCCAATCTGCCCACGATTATGCCAACACGAACTGTCCAATATGCCGTATTGAATGCTTTCCCCGTGTTCCGCTTCGAGAACCGCTTTAGCAAGGTCTTTACCAGTGTGTTTCGAGAGATAAAGTTCACGGTAGACGTATAGCGTTTCATAACTTGGATCAATCGCAAACCAATGTACCGCAGAATAAGAAGAGTACCCATAGTCACAACTCCTAAACCTGCGCCAATCGGGGGGTATATCAAATGGTTCGCAGACATGATCGGATTGTTTGAACTCTGAGAATGCTGCGCCATCCGCTACATCCCAATCCCCTTCTAGTAGTTGCCGCCTTTGTGTTTCTGGAAGTGCTAGAAGGTTGGCTTCGTACTGCCCGTCTTGCATCAGGTAAGGGTTATCTTTTAAAGTTGCAGGTATGAACCTGCGGTAGAACAAAGGCTGTCCTTCTTTTTCATGTCCTTGAGGAAACGTAAGTGTATTTCCTGTATCGATGTCCGTTGCTGCAAACTTTATGTTAGAGGGTGCAGGATCAACGAACATTTTCTTGACCCATCCATGCCCTCTACCACCTGGGTTAGTCGTGGCCCTCATAAATAAGGGAAGGTCAGGATCAGTAGTTCTCAATCGACTTCGCATATATCCCCATGCGAAACTTGTGGCGTACTGGGTAAGTTCGTCAAAGGCTATGTAGCTGAAAGACAAACCTTGGTATCGAAGAACGTCCTCATCTCTTTCGAGGTAAGTCATCCATAATTTACCACCGCTAGGAAAGACCCACTGACTTTTCTTTTCTTGCCACTTAGACCCTGGATATATCTTTGGATATAGCTCCTGAGATTTCCAGATTAGTTCCCGTAATTCGTCATTTGTACGTCTAAGTATAAGACCGCTAAAGTTACTATTATTAAAATAGCGCATTGGATCAGCGAGTAGGGCGAACGATTTTCCAGATCCTGCTGAGCCGCCATATAGTACCTCCCGTTCACTAGCCGCTAGGAAGTCTGTCTGTGGCCCTGGATTGGGTTGAAATACGACTTCCCGTTCTTGTTGTTCTTGGGTAATAACGCCAAAATCTAGC